GCTTCTTTCCAGTAACTGGTACAGCAGTAGTAGTTACATCCCATGAGAATGTAATTGCGTCTGGGGTATCATTGATTGACTGGTATTCTTTATCGGATGGTGAAGCTAGCGCGCCATAAATCAAATGTAACTTATAGCCGTGATCAGAACCATCAACATCGTTACCGATTGCTGTTTTATAGGCCATTCCGAATTCGCTACGAGTCTGTTGGCCAATGCGTACTCCTGTAGCAAGGTCCGCAGAACCATCACATACTCCAAATTCATCAGGGTATGTATAGGCTTCAATATTTGCCCCAAATTCCTCAACGGACATTGGATTTCCGTATTTCATATCGTCAGCGTACATTGGCGTTGGTTCAGCTCCAGATGGACTTTCAGTAACACTGATAAGACCATTCCAAGCCACGCCAAGTGGATATGCGCCATTTCCGTCTTTAACATACAAGACGCCATTTTTAACGCCAGTTTCATAAAGTCTTTCGCCAGTTAAATCCCAAGTTAATCTTGACATTTTAAATTCCTCCCTTTAGTAGTAAATGTTATATACAACATGGTTCAAGTTATCTGCCGTGAAACGTCTGTCAAACTTACAAGTCGGCAGCGCAGCGACTTTACCAGGAATTAAACTATCCGGGTTTTTATCGATTACTGTAAGTTCGTAGTGTTGTAGATGCGAATATGGATTGTCATTCGCAAAACGAGTATCACAAAACCCTTTTGCATATTTTATGCACGGATATGCCATTTTAACATTCTCGGGAGGTTGGAAGTAAACATGTCTCGAACCCAATAAGTTTTCAAGCATTGTTTGTAATTGTAATCTATCCATTGTATACCTCCCCGAGAGTTAAAATAATTCGAGGTCTTAGAATGTCGATCTTGCTGACTTTCCAAGAAGCCCCCATCCACTTGACGTATCGTATAGTGTGGAAGTGTTCGTAGGCAAATGGATCGGCTATGATACTGATTTCGTTATTTACGGTAAGCTTGTCATTGAGTGTCTCGCCATTTTGCCAACGTTTAGAGTTACGTATAACATCCCCAGAATAATTGCGTTCAGTTATACCTTCTTCCCAGACGCCAGGCGAAGTTTCACTACTCTCAGCGTATCCGATTGCTCCATAAAACTTTGCCATTTTGAATTTCCTCCTTCAGGTTAAAGTTGCTTGAACTCGTAGATTTGTGCGCATTTAGGTTTAGTTAAAGCTCCAGAAACTCTGGTTTCCATCAAATATTTGTATTGGTTGAAGTCGATATCGAAGTCGTCGAAGGACGCAATCTGACCGCCTTTATCGGCACCAAAGTTATAGTCTCTAAGATTTACTTTGATGGCTAGTAGCTCCATGATGTCTCCATTATCAAGTTCTCTAGTTTTTCCTTCCATAGCTGGAATCTCTACAATTCTTGATACACCAAGTGCCGCACAGAGAGTTGCGTCAGATTCATAGATTCTTCTAAGATTTAAATCTTCGATCCACAACATGTTAACATGAATTTCATTTGTTGTGTAGAGAACTGGGCTACCAGAACCTTTATAGTTCTTGCCAGTCAAAGCAATCGCTTTAACCATGGCTTTATAGTCCGTTTTTGTAGAGAGTTCTTCTTTGATTGCATACAGATCATCATCAGTCCAAATAGGTCTAATGTTTGTTTCGTTGATTTTGTATTCGTCTTCTGGTTCTCTACCATCTCCGATTAAAGCAGCAACAGCTAGTTCTTCGTCAAGCAAAGTTCTTAACTGATAACGAACCATAGCTACGATGTCCATGTCTGTAACATCGATGATATCATCTCTGTCCAATTTCTGTTTAACATAAACAGTTGTTGGGGTGGTTACACGTTTGGAAGCTTTGAAATATACTTCTTTCTTTTCGGTAGCTTTAACGTAACCTTTTGCTCTTGCAGCGTCGATATCCATATCAGCTATTACAGATTTGATTCTGCTGAATGGACTCTTGTTGATTGCAGAAAGAACTCCAGAAACCCATTCCGTTTCTCTTTGCATCCAGTCTGGATCTTTCTTGAGAGTGGTTGCATCAGGGAAGAGTTGGTCAATGTACTCGATTCCATACTCAACAGCATGCGACATTACTGCCTCTTTTAAAGAACCTGTCTTTTGTGCTGTACTTAATATTGTAGAGAATTGTGCGTGCGTTAAAGTGTTTACTGATTTCTTTGTTCCTTCGTCCTTATCTTTGTTGTCAAACACATTCTTTTTCATGTTTGCTCCTCCTTCATCCGAATGGTCGATATTTTTTAAATCTTCATCTGTGCCACTTTCAAGTGCGTGCGCTAACATAGCATAAACAACATTTTTTTGTTCCTCATTGAAAGTATTAAATACGTCTCCAAGAGTTTTATCAGGAGTTGCATCTTTCTTATCTTCTGACGCTTTATGTTCCATTTCACTTAAAGAGATTTTCTCGCCAGTATAGATAATAGCCTCTGTTTCATCAGATTCATACTTTCCGTCACCATGTTGAATACTGACATTATCGATTAATGCCCCAGGATTTGCTCCGGATAACACAAGACTTACTTCACGAATCATACCATGAAGAACATCATCGCCTTTTTGTTTAAGCTGATTCGCATGGATGGATAATGAGGTTATATCGCCGTGTTCAACTAATTCTTTAGCTGTTTTTGCAGGTTCCGTTTCATTGAATGAACATAAAGCGTAAACTCCGTCTTCTCGGTGTTCCAAAAGAGCATGTCCAAGAACATTCATTGGCTCGTTATGTAGATGCTGCCATACTAATGGTACCGTTTGTCCATCATTATGTTTAAAAGCGTCTTTACGAATTATACGGCCATCGGAACATTTTAAATCTACCTTAGTGGCGTAACCACCAAAGTCATATTTTTTGTTTTTCATCTTTCTTATCCCCTTTCGGTTTAATTTGAACATTGTCGTCTGGCAGAGGCATGTTACTATTTCGCAACTCTTCTGCTTTCGGATCTTTTGAAGGTTTGTAGCCAAGAATTGCACGGAATTCATTCGACGTCAATATTTCATTCCTTGTGAACTTATCGGCACCTTCTGCCAAGTCGATTACTGGAACTAGTTTAAATACATCTCTAAATGCCATGATCGATTGAGCTTGACTTCGTGCCGTTTTGGTTAAGAATTTTCTCTTACTTTCACCTACTATAGCAGATACGATTGGTTCAATTGCTCTGTTATAGTAATTTATCATAGTCTTTTCGTCAGCAGTCCCATCTAATACACTTTGCGTAATACCCAACTGGGCGTATACCTCACTTGTAAGATATTCGATTTGTTTCATTAGATTATTTTCTACTGGACGATTTAACTGTGTTACTTTTTCGGTTCCATCGGTATACGCTATACCATATTTTGAATCTGTCAATTGCGATTCTATCTCAGCCCGTCGCGTATCGGCCTGAAGTTTTCTAGCAGCTGTTTTTATAACATATGGAAGTTGAATTATTAAGTCTAGTTTACCAGAACCACTTTGCTCGTCGATTGAATCTAGGAGATTTAATTTTCTTATCAATCGTTGAAGTGTTGAGTTATACTCGTTCATAACAGCGTATAATGGATTCTCAATAATCGCAACGTATTTTTTTTCTAGTGTAATATCTTCTTTCTCACCAGTACGTTCATCATAGAGGCGAACTCTAACATGTTGTGGAAACCATTCAAGAATCCTTGCCGTACGTAGTGTTTGTACATCGTACCCTCCAGAGATTGAAGGATTTATAGTAGTATCTACTGGGACTATCGCCACACAACCCTCGTCAAACATCGATAAAACAACGTCTTGCATGAGCGCTCTTCCGGTTTGGTCGATATTTGCTTCTACTGTTAATGCATCATTTAAGCCAGATTTTATAGTCTCTATATATCGACCATTTTCATCGAGACGAACGTGATTTATAGTTGTAGCTGCTACGTCTAAGGAGATGCGATTATATATAGACGCTATTATAGATTTTTCATTACTGGAAGTTAAACGAACTCTATCTGGTCTGCGACTAGACCCGGAACCACGACTACCGTGTTCTTTTCGCCAATCCACATCTTTGAAAGCGTTCCAAGCATGTTGAATTCTGTTTAGAAATTTGTTAGCCATTTTTCACCTCCTCTTAATTATTCGAACGTATCTTTATGAAGTTTGTATGCTACGTAGCCATCCATCAAAGCCGATACAGCATCTATCTTCTGGTCGTATCGCTTCTTTAACAACTTACGGTTACCATTAGTGTCTTCCAACGTTATACAATTACCCATAGAAAACGTCATTAAATCTTGGTCAAATATAAGCATTCTCTCTTCGGCGAGGGTTTTTAATTCACCGAGTGGAACGGTTTCGGTTTTCATGCCTTGTATAACTTTTTCTATACCATATGGTCCATTTTCATTTTCCCATCTTGTTATGAATTCTTTAGCGTTATACGGGTCGTACCCAACAGATCTTACATCGTAACTAACATCAATAATGTGTTGGTCTAGGTCGTCGTAGACTTCCATCATATCGAGAACTGTACAATCGAGTACAATCAAACCGCCCTCTTCTATGAAAGTTTCGTATTTCATACGTGCGGCACCTGGAAGTTTCATTAAAGTTAAAGACGATATATAACATCTGGTTTTGACACCGTACGTACCATTCTTAAGGGGGAATAGAAAAGTAAAAGCACAAAAGTCATCGCCTTGTGATAGATCGATTCCCAAAGCGCATGGTAATGACCAGAACGAACGTTTACGATGAGGTAAAGTTTCGTCGTACGTAAAGAAATAAGTGTAACCTTCCATTGGAATTCCAAAACGTTTTGCTAGGATATCGTTTCTAGATGCCGGTGCTTTCTCAGCACGCTCAACATCCAATTGATATGTTTCGTACGTAACAGTCTTTCCAATATTCGGATTTGCTTTGAGCCACATCGATGGGTCATTTACTTCTTTAACATCATCAAGTCTATAGTACCAGATCGATACGTGTGGATTTATATAGTCACCTTTTAGGATATCTAGTAATTCCATTTTGATTGTGTCGCCACTACTATTTCTAACCGTCCCTTCTGAGCTAACCGCTACAATAAGATAATCATCCAATTTAGATGCGCCTTGTTCGATTGCACCGACAACATCTTCTCTTATATCTCCAGATAACCATTCGTCAACTGTTGATATTTTGACTCTGAGGCCTTGGAGTTTGTCTATGCGCATTGGTCTAACTTGGATTAGTGACCCCGTTAAGAAATTAACAATTCCTTCTTTTGTTGATGCCAATTTCAATCTATTAGCTCTATTGCCGGTCGTGTTCTGTAGCGACCCTTCTGTTAGGAATTGAAATAGTGGTCCTCTAGAACGAGTTATTGCTGTCTTTATTGGAGCCAGCACTTCGTCGGCTTGTTTCATGGTCGGGGCGGTCGTTATTTGGTGGGTAGTAGACGTATCCACATTATGAAAATACGACTGTATGCAGGAAAGATATAACGACTTTGCCGCTCCACGACCAACAATTAAATATTGTTTATGTATTAGTCGTTTCTTAATCCTTTTACGAATGTACACTCCACCACGATTATTAGGCGTTGGTTGATATACACTACGTTCGATATAATAAAACCACCCAAATACCTGTTCAGCCCATAACTTGAATGAGTCGAGTAACTCTAAATCAGAACCATCCGTCAATGTTAATTCTGCTTCACAATATCTTACGAAACCATCGACCGCACCATCGTCATGATATATTCCAGGATTAGCGATTAGAGCATCTATCCGATTCATCTCCATAGATATCTCTTTACAAACAGGTATGTCGCCTCTTATGACCGCGTTTCGAAACTCCCCATAATATTTTGGAGTTGCCGTATTTGATAAAGCCATAATAAAACCTCGAATCGTATTATAAATATTGATTTATTAATTTTCCGACTTGTTTGTTAACTATAGCGTTCAATTGCATGGCACCTTGTGTTTTTAAGAAATCAATTATGTATTTTTTACCCGGGGACATTTGCGCTTTTGTTAGTTCATTATAACTTTTTTCAAGTTGTAGTCTCTCGGTTAGTTTCTTAAGTTCCACATTGGATAGTTCATTTGGCTTCTTAGTCTTTAGTAGCTCTTTGACATTATGGTCTTCACTGTTGGTTGTTGATTTTCTTTTTCTTCTACCCCAATGCATCCCTAAAATACCGAAATGTTCTAAGGATTCTTTGTTATTATGACTAATGTCTAGTGTCATTTTCGTCAATCCTCCCCACATATCATTTTTATTTCCGAAAGATTCTCCGGCTTTAAATCCAATTTTTTCATAGATGTGCCTGGCGTCTGGAGAATGCCCAGGCACTTCTAAAGTTACTGTTTTTAATTGTTGGTCTTTAGCAAATTTTACGGCAGTATTCATAGCCGCGGTCGCATATCCCTTACCTCTTTCACTGTCATGTATACCCACCCACACAACATTCAGACTATCTTTACTTTCTTTATATAGTTGCATCTCCCCGATGACTTTGTTATCGTTATCTTTTATTGTAAAGTTAGATGTGTTATTAATGTTATTTCTTATATAGGGGATGTATTTTGCTATAAACATGGCCGTTTTTGGCGTTTGATCCCCATCCATAGTTAATGTATCGCCATTCTTTAGTTTGGTGGTTAATGATTTAGATCTCGATTTGATCTCAACGGGTGTTTTTACTTTTCGTCTACCCCACTTCATGCCTAAAATACCGAAATGTTCTAAAAATTCTTTATCATCCATTTTAACCAGCTCCTTCCGCTTGAGTATTTAACCTCCATTCCAACATGGTTATTTGTCGTTCCATAGAATCGATTGCTGATGGCGCACTAGGTGGGTCAAATACTAATTTTACTTTGAGGTAGATATAAGTTTTTACTCCGTCTAGATCGGTTCTATCACCAAATAGATTTGTCCATATTGCCGTGTCATCCGAGATACTAAATCCAGTTTCGTCGCCAATACCCAATTGATTAAGAGTCATTAATGCGGAGTTGATATGCATTATTACTTCCATATCGAAATGGGTTACTGACGCTTCGATACCTAACATTTTTTTAACCGAGATAAGTATACTATCCATTTTTACCTCCTTATAATTTTCTATAACCAAGGGCAAGTGTCATTACGTTTTCTTTCTGGAAACGGAGTAAATAACAAAGACTCGTCACCATAATGTATTGCGTTGTGCGTGTTTATGGTCGTACTTATCAGAAATCGTGTATCAAATACAACATCTCTTTCAAACTCTATATCCTTCAATGTTAGTACATTCATGTGATGAACAATTATAAGTCCGTGGATTTCATAACCTGGAACTCCCAAGTCACAACCATCGTCTCTAATTATAACCTCATCCCTAACTTGTAACCAACGTTTAGATTTATAAAGTGTTTGATTAAGATATCTATCGTATCCGAAAGTTGTAGCCCCTACTACCCCGTTAAGTTTTAGATATTTATATCGTTCTTCGAATGTCGGAAGGGTTGATAACTTAGCGAATGTTCTGATCATCTTTATCCTCTTCTTTCCCTCCACCAAGTGAATAACTACGCATTGCATCGAGCGCATTCTTATACAACTCTTCAACTTTCTTTGCAGATTGTAGGGCTTCGGTCTTTGCTTGGAGTAGTACTTTCTGTTGCTCGAGGATTTGCTTTTCTAAAATTTCTTTTGTTGAGCCAAGTTTCAAATAATGACTTATAACTTGAGAAGAGGCAGTGCCTTCCGCTAATTGTCTTTCTGCTAAGTCAACAGCAAGAGATATTAATTGATTTTCTCTAGACTCTATTGTTTTGGCTGGTGGACGCCGTTTTGGTTTGTCTTCGCTAGACATAGTTTACGCACTCTCCTTTCTTGTTATGCGCTACTATTTGTTTTGTTAGGTGGGATTTCAAGATACTTTTAAACATGGCGAACAACCTTCAAACGTTACATTAACGCCTCTTGAAAGGAGAACAGGCTCACCACAACCTATTTGTTGGCGAAGTGTCGACGCCATGCTTAAAAACATCTTGAC